CCGAACAACGCTGCGGCTATCAAAGCCCTGCGCCAAGCCCTTGAGGCCGACACCAAGCCCTGCGCCTGCTGCGGCGAAGGCAAGGCCCGCATTTCCGTCACCCGCATCTGTGACACCTGCGGCAGCGAGTATGCCGGCCGGGCGGAAATGGATGCGGCGAAGCGGATTGAGGCCGAGCAGCAGGCCGAGCCTGTGGCGTGGAAACATGATTGCGACGCACTGTGTATTGGCATTGAACTGTGGATTGCCAGGTGTCCGCACTGCGGGAGGCCACGTAGCGCCCACCAGCAGCCAGCGCAGCAGCCGCTGACAGAAGAAAAGATAGCTGACCTGTTCAGTGTGGCATGCCGAGAGACGTTCAGCGGCCTGGAGCGGTTTATCTACTTCACGCGCTTAGTCGAGAGTTTCCACAACATCAAATAACCCCAATCCCGCCCCCAGCGGGCTTTTTACCGCGCCACGCCCCGCGTCTTCTCGAACGTCCTTAACCCACCAAGGCCCAGCAGCCCCAACATCAGCTCCCACAGATTGTCATCAATCCCCGGCAGCTCAGGCAGCGGATGTCCCGTCACAATCCCAACCCAGGCCACCAGCGGGCGGGCAATGTACTGCATCCCCAGTGCCGCGCCGCAGACCCAGCCGATAGCAGGACGCCACCCACTGGTAAAAGCGCTCGGGCTCGCAGCCTCCGCCCGATTGGCGTCAAGCCGTCCCTGCACGATGGTCAGCGCAGCCGCCATCTGTGCGCGCTCCTGCTCGCTCTTGTCGGGCCACAGCCGCCCGATGACGGTTGTTGCCAGATTGGCGACAGCGCCAACTCCTGTTGCATCCATGCTACACCTCCAATAGCGCAGCCTCTGCCGCGCGCCGTGCCACCAGACCGGGCAACACCTTGCCACCGCCGCGCACCCACTTCGCCAGCTCGGCCCGAGCGCCTGCCATGTCGCCAGCGTCAATGCGCTTGCGTAGCGTGCTAGAGCCGTACTTGCTGACGCCAAGGTTGTACGCAAAATCCACGATAGCCCCCAGCACCTGCGGCTTGTCGGCCAGTGACGGCGACAGCCGCAGCACCCCAGGCAGGTAGTCGCGCCGCAGCGTAGCCATCAACAGCTCCTCGGCTTGCGCTGCCGTGATGGGCGCATCACGCAGCGTGACAGCGCGGCCATCGGCATAGCAGGTAGAGCCGTAGCCGATGGTCGGCACACCAGCGGGGCACAGGTACGGCTTCAAGCGTAGCCCCTCAAAGCGCCGGCATAGGCCAGCAGCAATGGCCAGAGCCTGATCGCTCATATCCACCACCTCCACCAGAAAAACAGCATAGCGATTGCAATCGGGTTCATAAAGAAACTCCTCGGTTTTTCAGGTAATCGATGACCAGGAAGCCAAGCCCAGCAATGCCGGACCAGACCAAGCTGCCCAGCGTCTTCTCGATCACGGCATCCCTGAATCTGATTTTGCGCGACTCGGCCTCAATCGCAAGGCGGACCCACTGCATTTCCTCGTCACTGAGTTGCGGCTTCGTGGAGTTCATGACCTCCACGATTTCGGCGATCAGCGCCTTGCGCTCGTCTGGTGTCATGAGTTCTTCCATTCAGCCTAGCTGGCTTCGACCTCGTTGTGGTTGCTCCAGAAGCTGGCCCGGCCCCTGAAGCCGCAGCGGCGCATGTAAGCTGCTATCAGGCCACTATCTGTTCTGATTTCGTATTCTCCCTGCATTTACGTTGCCACGATCACGGTATACTCGACAAAAGTCGCTGTCGAGCTAGTCAGATATGTCCAGTCTGCATTAGATGTTGCAGTTGCTGGAGGAGTTATTCCAAGATTGGTTTTGTTTGCGACGAAGTAGTTTCCTTCCGCGCTCTTAACATTATTACCTTCAGAATACGATGTACCAGCAGCATACAGATTAGCCAGCCCGCCAGCCGTTTCGCATCTCCAGAATCGCTTATTGACTGTTGAGTCTAGCTTGATCACAGATCCGACACCATAGACACCTGATGCGACTTGATTTGGTGTGGTGTAGTCAAGTGACGACGCAATGCTCCTGACGTTCCTGGTTGCAGCCGAATAGCTTACGTCATCATTAACGACAGTGTTAAAGTTGGCAAAAGCGTTCGCGTACTCAGAAGCAGCAGACGGAGCATTCGTGGCGTCTATTGCGCTGTAGACGTTGCCTGAGAACCGGCCAATGTTGTTTCTTCTGCCTGCACGGAAGAAAAAGCCGCCGGGCTTGAAGTTGAAAATTGAGAACGTGTTGTCCTTAAATTTCAGATGGTTTGAGTCGTAGACAAAAACGCCGTTCGAGACATATCCAAGAGAAAATATGTTTCCAGATATAGAATATACAGCATTGTTCTTCATGTAAGTCTGACAGCTTGCCAGAATACCAATTATGGCGCTTTCTACACCATTCACCATTGGCACATCCGAAGATTTCATGCTTAGCAAGTTGTCTTCAACAGTGATTATTGGAGCATCCGTCGCGGTTATGGCTACCTTTGTGTAGCCGTAAGGCGTATCAAGCGATGCAGCCCTGAAAATCCTGTTATTTCGCACGTTGATTTCAGACGACGATAGCGATGCAAGGATTCCAGTTGTTGCGAATTTTTCGATCCTGTTATCTTCTATCGTTATCGATTTTGCGGCCAGGTATTCTTGAGACAGTGGTCCGGTAATGGTCCCGTCGAAGTCTTTGTAGAAGTAGTCCGAGCCAACCTTGTAGACAATGTTTGTCGTGCTGCCACCTTGCTGGGAAATACGCTGATCAAGCGTGGCAGTTGAGTACAAAGCACCAAGAGCTGCTATTACGCCCTCGCGGCTTCGGCAGTTGTAGATCTTGTTTCCTCGAATGGTTATGTCGCCCTGATCAGGACCAAGCCATCCATATGTGGTCAAGCGAGAATAAGGAGACGCAGAAATTGCACCGCCCCAGTAATGAAGTGGGCTATCAATGACGTTATCTTCAATCTCGGCACGCAGGAAGCTTTGGACTTTTAATGGCCCATGAGAGTTTTTGATTTTATTCCTGTTGATTCTGACGTATTTTACTTTTTCATATACATCAAAATATCCTGAATTGTCGCACTCGTTGTACCGAATACTCACGGAATCAGTGTAATCTGCATACACAGCAATAGGCGCTACAGCCAATACAGCGTTCTGCGGATTGGATGAATTGTAATTTCCTGGATCGTAGACAATGCTCGAATAGAACTTATTCGACTTTACGCTGAGCGACTTGCACTGTGAAACCTGTATGTGATAAGTCGTCGTCGCAGATGCAGACCCATACCATGGAACGCCTTCACTGAATTCAGATTCAGACACTTTTACATCACCGCACGAAATAGCGATGACAGATGCGTACGATGTTTTGGTGAACCTCGCTTTTACAATTACGGTGCCAACACCGACTGCAACCAGCTCAGCGACAGGATTGCCTGAGCTGTAGCGAATAACGCCAGATTCATTGCCGTCAAAAAGAACTTCACGGGCATGAATCCTGGAGCTTGCTTCGCCAGTGACACGAAGTGTCGCGCCAGTTGTGCTGTAGCGCTTAATGTTTGACTTTCCTCGTATTTCAAAAGTCTTGTTTGCTGCTATTGCTTTTGTAAGATTGCCGTTTACCCTGTAGTTGCGACCATCCAAGAAATCGACAAAATTATTTGTATCGAGAGCTTTTTGGATGGCTGCTGTGTGGTCAAGAACAGGATTTTCAGAAAGCGAGTCTGCTTTCTCAAAAACGTTCATGTAATCAGTAACGCTGACAAACTCTGACAGCTTTTCATTTGCAGTCGTGGCGACTGCTCCGGTGCCGGCTGGCGTATACCCAACAGACGCCGCACCATTCGGCCCAGTCACCGCATCCAGCACATCCTGCACCGTGCCGGTGTCGTATCCGATCAGCGATGATCCACTGTATGCGGCAAGGTTCGCGGTATTGATGTCGCTGGCTTGCCAGGTCGTGCCGTTCCAGCGCTTCAGCAGGTTAGCCGTAGTGTTGAAATACTCGTCACCGACATTCGGCGGATTGCCAAGCGGGTCCCATACAGGGTCTGCCGCATAGGCTCCATACGATGTTGTTCGGATGGTATTCAGATACCCCAGAGCCTGCGCTGCGCTGGCAGCCGCATCGGCCCGGTACACGTTCAAGTCGGATTCGGCATCGGCCAGTTGCGCATCGAAGTCCGCGTTCATTCCGGCAACAGTGCGCCGAGCAACCCCGAGCCGGTCAGTAAAACTGTTTCCGGTGCCGTTCAATGCCTCGTCCAGCTTCCCCGCGTTGAATAGCAGGTCGCTCGGGTCTTGGCTGGGAACTGGATTGCTTGTCGGCATTTAGTCGGCCTCGTAGATGTGTTGATCGTATTGAGCCAATGATAGGGAGTACGTCCCATCGCCTGCCGGTCGAATCTCGGAGACCGTGTACAGCCCGGCCGCTTCCATTTCAGCCTGCGTCAAGCCAGCAGAGAATGCGTAACGGCTTCCAAGCTGGCGCGTAGTGCCATCGGCCACATACAGCCCAGCCGGCACACTGGCAAGCTGCACCGCACCACCCGCAGCCGGATAGCACACGACAGGCGATCCCAGCAATGCGCCATCTGTGCCGGTAAACAGAATCCGCCCCGAAGTCTCAGCACCCCACTGCAGCGGCTCACTGGTCGTGATCAGGTCGCCAGCAATGGACAGCACCTCACCGGCCTGCAATCCATCGTCGCCCGCAAAATCATTCGGGTCAACCCAGCGCACAAGCGCACCGATGCCGAGCGATCCAGCATCTGATAGCGCCGTATCCTGCACACTGACGCGACGGTAGATCAATTTTCGCGCCTCAAGCTGTGCGCGATTCTCGGCCTGGGAAGTCGTGGCGCAGCCGGTCAACTTGATCTTGAGCGGGTTCGCAACAGCGCCGGCCACCGGCGCCCCCGTGCTGATATTCAGCCTGATATACGCCTTCTTGGCCTGCGTCGCCTCGTCAACGTATTCGACATCCACCCCGTCATAGCTCGCCGGCAAGTGGGCAGAATAGGCAATCGCCGAATCGCCGCCTGCTGCCAGGTTGCGGTAATCCAGCTGCATCTCTGGATAGTCGCGCGCCTGGTCGCGCGTCACAGTCCAGCGTGTGCCATCGCGCCATAGCTGACAGCGGGCCACGTTGGCGACTGCCTGCAGCCGCTCACCCAGGCTCATATCGGCGTCGTCCAGGGAGCCGTCGAAGCGCAACAGCGGCGAGTCCTCGCCGAACTCGGCATTGATCGCCGCCAGCGTATCGGTGTCAAGCTCGGCAACGTCGCCGCCAGACACCTTCCAAATGTGCGACATGATGCGCGCAAAGTTGCGCGATACGCCAGCCGCAAGCGTACCGGTCAACGTGCTGACATGGCGTTGCCATATCAGATTGAATTTCCGGTCGCTGAACCCGGTAGCCTCCTCGGTGGCCTTTGTCGTCACCCGAATGACGGTCACACCCGGCAGCACCTTGCTGGCGTAGTACCGGACGGCATAGACCTCTTCGAGCTTCGCCACGTCCGCCGATCCGTCGCCGTTCACGGCGTTGGTGCGCTCGAACTGAATGCGATAGCGGCCATGCCCCGCAGTCGGCGTGACGTTCGTCGTGTAGTACCTCTGGTCGTAGGTGTCCGCCGTGTAGGTATCTGCCTGCGTCTGCCTGGTGCCTGAAATCTCTGCACCCAGCGCGTCAACCTGCCACCACGTAGCCGTTATGTTGACAGTGCCTTTCAGGCCACGCAAAAACACCGTATTCCACCGCAAGCGGTCGCAGTCAATCGGCAACGTGAACGGGCCCAGGACTGTTCTCGTGCTGCCATTGGGCGTGATATCAAACATCGTCGATCCGCTCTCGGTCGCAGCCCAGGCTGGACTCGACAGCACGAAAACCGCGTCAGTGCCTACGATAGACCACGACAGCACTGTGCATGTTTCAGTGAACGTGCCAGCGCCGCCCGCGCGCTCAAAGCTCACCGCCGCCGTGCCTGATGGCGACAGAGATTTCAGTTGGTCAAGCTCTGCACCGTCCGGCATGGTCGCCGTGAACTGCGTAGCGCCGATGGTTGCCGAGTACGCGCCGAACCTGGTGAACTGCGCAAACGGCGCAACCGGCGTCAACTCCTGGCCGCTCACTTCGTCCGATGCGAATGTCTCGACAATGCCGTTGATGGTGGTCGTTCGCCACTCTTGGAACTCGGTGCCAAGCAGGTTAGGCTCGAACAGCTCATAGCTCGCGCCTTCGATGTCAGTGATCGGCGTGTCAGCATACTTCACATCGCTGATGGTGCCAATCCCGCGACTGACGCACAGCCATTCTGTGACGTATTTGATGTGGTCGATGTACTCAACCGTGGACGGCTGAATCAGGTCAGGCCATACCCTGCGCCTTCCGTACACGTCTGGGATACCCTGGTAGGCCCGCGCGATGTTCGTTTGCTGGGTCAGCTTGTTGTTCGGAGACTCGTTGCGCGTGGCCGCAGCTCCGAAGTCCGGTTTCGGCATGAGCGCAGTAGCTGCAAACGTCGCCACAGCCACGGCGATAGCAATCGTCACCGGGTCTACACCCTCCGGCCTGCGCGTCACGACGACGTGATCAAACAGCAGTGGCGGCATATCCATCCGCGCGTCAGTCAACGGGTCAATCTCGATGCCGTTGATAGCCACGGTGCAACTATGTCCGCTTTGCAGATGCTGCTCGATATTGGCCTGCAGCGATATGGAGCAATCCAGCGGATAGCGAGTCCGCCCGGTGACGCCTGCGGGGTCGTTTTGGATGATCAGCATGGTATGTATTGGTGATAAGTGATAGCGCCGTACATGCGCTCGACAGCCGCCAGCCGCGAAACCTTGACGCTGCCGCCGCGCTCCTCGCAGCCCTCGGCGTGTAGCACGGTCAGCGGGTCCAGCACGATCCCGCAATGGGTCGGTGCATTGTCACGCCAGGCCATCCATGCCGTAGCTCCCGCCTGCGGGGTTGCGACTTGAACCCAGTTGCCTTGCTCCATCGCATGCGTGAAGCCATCAGCAATGGGTTCTTGCGGCACGTCGCCCAGATCCACACCCAATACCTCACGATGCCACAGCACCACAAGCCCGTAGCAGTCCATTGCCTGCCAATCACTGCGCCACTTGACCCACGGCAGGCCAACAGCGCGATTGACGAACTCAGCAGGGCTCATATGATTTCCAGTCCGGTAAACGTGGCCGGGTCATAGATCGGCGCAACCGCCCGTCGCATTGGGTTGTCAATCGTCGCCGTCACCTGCACCGACTCGGCGGAAAACTGAATCCCTCCGTCCTCGGCAGCGTACAGATTCCAAGTGATTTCAGGCGTCGCCGTGTCGCCCAGGTACACGGCATAGGTGACAGCGATAGGATCGCGCGATCCGGTCGCAGCTATCAGGCGCAGTTGGCGCTTGAACTCTCTACCCACGACTGCACGGGGGAAGGCCAGCGTGAGCTTGGGTTGCACGTCACCCCGCTGGTCGGGGGCTTTGATCTTCATCGGTGCCGGGGTATGCACGAAGCCGCCCAGCGTCACCTCGGCAAACTGGTTCGCCACTAGCCGAAATGGGCCGGAGAATGACGGGTGCGTGAATGTGATCGCGTGGTACTCAGCCAGCGGGCTCTTTGTGGTCCAGAATGTGCGCTTGTCCATCGTCAGGCGCTCGGCATCTCAGCAGTGACAGCCTGATCCAGCAAAACAGCCCAGGACTGCCAATCCGGCAGCGCCAGGATCATATCCACCGCCTCGTCGTAACCGGCAGGCCGCAGCAGCTTGCGCGCCATTAGCTGCGCTGTGTAAGTCCAGGTTTGCCCGTCCTGCGAAGCGGGCAGCAGCGTGTCAGGCAAGAACCGGCACGTATGAAGCACGTCCCCGAACTCGGTGCGCAGCGGCAGGTCGAATTCAAGCAAGCCGCGCTCTAGCTTGAGGTCAAACCATAGCTGAAACGCGACCGCCTGCGAACTGGTCAGCACCCACGACACATCCCAGAACACCGGCATGTCTGTGCCGACCGCCTGCGCGTAGCCATACCCGCGCCGGGGCTCAGTCAGGCGAAAACTGGCCGGTTGCGTGCGGGATTTGGTGGCCTTGAGCGGGCGCGGGACGGTTGACGGGTAGGCTACGGGCATGGGGTGATGATAGGGAGGGTGGGCAACGGACGTGAAAAAGCCCGCTGGGGGCGGGCTTGTGTGGCGGCTTGGCAAGCCTTATTGGTCAACAGCTTTGGCGGCGTTGCGTCTCGCCATTATCTCTGCTTGAGCTTTTTTGCGTTTCGCTGGCGGTAAGTACAGCGTGGCCATGATCTCTCTGTCAATCCTTACACCAGGGATCATCTCCATCGCCTCGGCCATGTAGTCGCGCCACGGCGTGACCTGGTTAGTCTCCATGTTTAAAAGTCCTTCGCCTTTGCAGTCGCAGTTCGTGATCGAAAAATTCACGCGCTGGGCCAGCGCCATTGCGATGCTCTTCCAATCGGTTTCTTGTGTGTGCTGCGCGCTCATGCTGCACCTCCAGCCTTGGCGATGACGGCGCGGGCTATGGTGACAGCGTGATCTGGCCCGTATTCCTCGTCGTCGGCAACGCGGATAAGCAGCCCATTAATCGCCTCCAGCAGCTCCTGATTCATTGACTTGACGCTGTTGACTTCTTCGAGCGCGTTGGAAAGCTGCGTGACAAGCACGGCGTTCTTTGCGTGCAGGCGGCGCAGCTCGTCTGCGGTTTTGCGCGCCGTCGATGCGTTCACCTCTTCGCTAATAAAAAATCCATCGAAGTGGGAAGCAAGTCGCAGAGCCTTTGGTTGCTTTGCGCTCATGCTGCACCGCCTTCCTCAATCGGATAGCCGGGGCATCCGCCACTCTTGCCGTAGTCGAAGCCTTTGCACTTCGAGCTTTTCTTGCAGGGGTTGCTGCAGCGACCATCTGTCGGAATGCACTCGTGTCCTTTGGAAAGCTCGTCCATCAGGCAGTCAATAGCTTGAAGGCGCGTAAGAGGCTTTCCGTTGTCATCGCTGAAATAGCTGTTCTTGGCTCGGCTGCGCAGCAGGCTTTTGAGCGATCCACGCACGCTTACGCTCATGCTCACGCGGATTACGGTCATGCTGCACCGCCTTCCAGCTGCCTGCCAATCTCAGCAGCAGCGCGGACGATGGCGCGGCGGGTGGCGGTTTGCGTATCAAGCGACATGTCCGCAACCTCTGCCAGCAGCTCGTTTGTCGCGGAGCCCACTGCGCTGCACGCTGCGCCAGTGGGCGTCCTAGCAACCGGATACACGCGCAGGCCTAGGTCGCACGCCAGCCGCAGCGCGTCGCCGTCGTCAATGATAGGATTCCACCAACGGTAGTTGCCGAATTCATCTTTCACCACCAGCATGGGGTCATACATGCCACACGGGAAATCTATCGTTATGCCCGCAGCCTTTGCCGCAAGCCTCAAAAGATCAACGTCTTGATCGGGTATTGCCTGTTCCATCTTGTTTCCTTGTTCAAAGGTCAGTTCGTGAAGGGTTCCGGGCAAGCGGTGAACTAGTCCGCCTTTCGGGAGCAAGCCTAGCCCGGAAGTGTCAGTGTATCAGGGTTTTGAGAGTTTTTCAGTCCTCATGCGGCACCGTCTTTCGGTTTGTTGATTTCACCCATCATCTCACCAACTCGGTACCCAACAGCCTCCCACTCTCGGACGGCCTGCCGGCCGATTTCGTCGAGCGCATGACGCGGGGCTGTGAATGCACGGACGCGGATGCAATTTGGCTTCTCAACAAGAACACCATCGGTGGTAAGCTTGGTGAGTCGGCGAAGGTTCCTAGCTCGATCTCCCGGAAGGTCGAAAGATTTGATGCTGGTCAAGTGGGCGTAATGGTCGCTCCAGGGCTCCAACTTCTTTCTGCCGCCAATGTAGTTGTTCAGGAGCCATCTTTTGGCGATCCTGAGAAGTGCGTCCCGCACGTCATCTGGCAGCGCGCTCATGCCGCGCCCCCTTCCAGCTTCGCCGCCATCTTAGCAATCCGCCGCTCCTGCCAAGCCTCAGCAATCTCCGGTAGCCGCGCCTTGCGCTCGTCGTAGCTCAGGCCGCGCGCGAACATGATGCCGTTTCGCGTTTCAAGGTGCGCCAACAGGTCTAGCTGCTCACGGGTCAAGCTGTCGCGCTCGACGCCTGCGAACTCGCCGAAAGCGGCCCAGTTCACCAACTTCGCCTCGCTCATGTAGTGGACGGCGCCGGTTTCTTTGCCGGCCTCGGAGCGCGTCTCTTGGATGATGCCGTTAAGCACAATGTTCGAGCTGGCGGCAGCGTGGCGCAGCTTGCGCCAGTCGTCTTTGCCTCGCACGATGCCGTCGATCTGCTCATCACACCAGATGGCAAAGTCCACATCCAGCCAGCGGGCGAACAGGATAGCAAGCTTGGGATGCAGCCACGTCCCACCGCCATTTTCTGGCGATCCAGCCTTGGTCTTGACTAGGCCGCTGTCTTTCGCTAGCCTCAAGAGAGATGACCTAGCCTTGCTGCTTTTGCTGTCTAAGTCCTTGATTTTGTTGAACTCTGTCACAAAACCTGATTTGCCGTTGCGCTCGCACAGTGCGGCAATGTACTCAATAGTGTCAGATTGACGAATCCATGCCGTTGGCTCTTTATCAAACCTGGCGGCGGCTTGCGTGGCATTGAACCATCCGCTAGCGTCGTAGCTGATGGCGTGGTCTTGGTAGGTGCGGGTAATGATGGCGCTTGCCATACTGAATCCTTCGTGATGAGGGCGTGAATGATGGGCTCAGGGCGGTGCGGTTCACGAGGCCGCATTTCGGGAGCTAACCTAGCCCTGATCCTTGATTTTACATCACTCGCTTCACCAAGTGGTGGTTTATCCGTTTGAAACGCATAAACCCGTGTGAGCCCGATATGGGAACCCCCGCAACGGACAATCTTGCCTCCGTTTCAAGCGATGGCAAGCCTGGTCATTTGACATCACATCCTCGCCTGCACGTTCGTCGCCCCGCGCATAGCCGACCACACCGGCCCGGTGTTGGTGCGGATCTGGTTCGCCACCTCTGTGACGGCAATCGACACAGTGCGGCTCTGGTCATCATAGCTGGCGCTGGCCACCGTGCCTGGTGCGGTGTTGTTGACCACGATGTTGACCGATGGAGCGCCGCCGCCCACCTTGTCAGCAGCCGTCACGCGCCCGTTCGTCGTGGGTAACATGTACTGGCTGCCGTTTGCAGCGGTGAACATTTCGGGTGCGCCATTTTCGTTCACACGGTAGAGGCTGTCGGCCGATACGGGACCGCCGTACTGCCGACCGCCCACGGCATCAGCGACCGCCATGCCTGCGACCATACCGGCGCTGGCGTAGCCTTGGGCGCGGATCATGGTCGCCATTGGGATACCGAATATGCCAAGCTGCGCGCCAGCCTTGGTAGCAGCGATCTCGGTATTCATGATGATCTCGGCGACCGCTAACGCCTTGCTCGCCAGGAATAACGCCTTGCCTAGCGCGGTGCGCTCTTTCCCGGCCTTGGATAGGATGTCGTAGGCCATGTCAGCGCCGCTCTGCATGAGTTGCAGCGACTGGATATTCAGTGCATTCTGAATGTCGCGCTCCTGCTGCGCGGCCCGCTCCTTGATGGCTAGCTTGGCATCTTCATAGAGCTGGGTATTAGCGATGTCTCGCAGCCGGTATTCCTCAAGGATAGCCAGCTTGGCTTCTTCTTCCAGCCTGATACGCTCAACCGGATCGCCAGAGGCGTCAGCGATAGCCTGCATAGCCACCTGACGATTGCGCGCCTGCTCTTCCTCGCGCTGCGCCTTTTCCCGTGCTGCCTGCTCACGGACGCGGTTTTCATCCTCGATCTCACGGATCATGTCGGTCAGGTTCTTGTCGGCCAGCTCGGCACGCTCACGCGCTGCGCGCTCACCAATCAGCTTGACAGCCTCGGCATGGGTTGCCGTGCTGATCTCTTTGCGCTTGAGTAGAGCGTTGTTTTTGCGCAACGCTTCCTGCTCAACAATGTCGATCTTGTCGTACTCTGACGCTGCCTGCTCTCGCATTTCGGCCAAGTAGCCGATCTGATCGAACGGCTGCTTTTTGCTGCCCTTTGGCTTGTCCGGCTCGGTAGCTGTCGGACCCTTGACCAGCTCGGGGTTGATCTTGCCTCGTCCCGCACCACCTCCGAGCGATGCTTGTGCGGCCTTGATGTCGGCGATGGACTGTAGGTAGGCGTCGGCCTGATCCTGGTAGCCTTGGATGACGGAATCCGAAGCCTTGTTGCCGTACATGCCGGGCTTTTGCGCCTGGGCCATGCTGGCTTGCACCGACTTCAGGCCGCGCTCGGCTTCAGATAGCTGGGTCGCCAGATCCTTGGATGCCCGGTCTGATGCCTTCTTTTGCGCTGCGGCAATGCGTGTCGCAGACTCTTCGGAAATCTGCGCTGCTGTCTTGGCGCTGCCTGAGATCTTGTCCCAGTTCATCGCAAGCAGGCCCAGCGCCGTGATGGCGACGCCAACAGGACCGCCCAGCAGCGACAGCGCCGCCGTGAATCCGCGCGTCGCCACTGTCGCAGCGCCCATTGCGGCAGCGGTCGCGTATGCTTGCGCTGCGCTTGCCGCCAGTGCCGCCACCAGTCGGCCAGCGATTGCGCCAGCCAGCGACACGACAGCCACTTCTGCCGCCCCGCTGTATTCCTTGAGCGTGGCGAAGTATTCGGTCAGCTCGCCTTCTTTGATGCTGGTAGTCGCCTGCTGAATAGCCTCTGTCGCAGCGCGCACACCTTGAGCGATGGCGTCACCGAAGCCGGACTGCGCGATGGACAGATACAGCGCCTGCATGGAATCCTGCAGGTTGCTGATGTCGCCGTCGAGCGTTTTCATGCGCTCAGACATGGCGCCGCCGAAGTTGACCTCGCCGATCTTTGTCAGGTACTCGGTGATGGCTTGAGCGTTGTTTTGTACCGTGGTCTTGACGTTCTGAAAAGTGAACGTCACCTTGTCGCCTTCGGCCTTGGACTTGATGCCAAATTCCTTTAGGCGCTCAAACTCACCCGTGCTGGCGTCGGCTACCGCCTCGATCATCTGCATCAGGTCTTTGCCCATGGCCGATGCCGTATTGCCGAAGCTGGTCATAGACCTGATAGACGGGTCCAGTCCAAGAGCTTTCAGCTTGGTGAATCCTTGCACGGCCTGCTCCAGGCTGTACGGTGTCTGCGCGGCAAAATCGACCAGCTTCTCCCATGCCGCCGTCGCCTGCTCGGTGCCGCCCGTCATGGTTTTGAGACTGGCGAACAGCACGTCGAATTGGCGCTGTGCTGCGACGATTTTTGAGACAAGCCCATCAATGGCGATGGCGGATATGGCAGCAGAAATCGCAGCAGCAATGCCAGACATGCGCGACTGCAGCTTGTCGCCTTCGTCACCGACTTTTTGCAGGCTTTGCCTGGCCTTGCGCTCGCCAGCTATCAGCCCTGCCGTATCCAGGGTCAGGGTGTATTCAATGCCGCCGACGTTCGTGCTCATTTGCGCTTACCCTCAATCTTCGCCATCAGCTCACGGTACTCCTCGCGCGATGGCAATTCCTTGGCCTTCGCTTCCGGGAACTTCATCTCAAACGCCGTCTGAAATTCCGTCATTGACAGCGCCTCGGCGTCCGCGCTGCTTAGGCCCAGATGCACCCGCGCCGCCGCAATGTATTCCGCAGCGTGGAATTCCTGCGCGTATTGCCCGCCGCCCTTGCTGGGCTTGGCTTTGCCGATGATGCCGTGCTGCATTAGATGGCGCGCGATCAGCACCTGCTCATGCACCGGCATTGCGCCGCTATGCCACATGCCGCCCTCGTCTAGCCAGCCTATCAGAGGCGTGGGGTCATCTTGGTCGCACAGGACAGTCAGTACATACCCGGCTGCATACGATGCGCGAAAGCCGTGCAGGTCGGCGTAGAGCTGCACGATCTGCGCGGGGTTGCCGAGTGATGCAATGCGCGCAAACGAGGGCGTGAACGTGTATTCCGTCCCATCCTCAGTCTGCGCCCTGACAAAGCCGCACTCGACTAGCATCAGATCACGCCATCGTCGTAGGTCACATTGCCATTGCTGACGGCTTCGATGCTCCACGTCATCACATCGGCTTCGGGCGCGTCGTCGGTCCACGATGTGATCATGAACGGGCCAGTGAAGCTCTCGCCGCTGGCAAACGTCAGCTTGAACCAGGCTTTCGGCTGATTGCTGGTCGTGACTCCAGGGTTGTAGAAGTGGTTTTTGAGGGTGCGCTGGTTGTAGGCAGCGTCATCGTACGAAACGCCGTCGCCAGAGAAGGTGAACGAACGGCGCGTGGCAATCACGGTCTTGGCCGAATCAGCAGTCGAATCAGCGGTCGAATCGGCGGTGTCCCAGGTGCCAGCGATGGACTTGGTGCGCATCATGCCGAGCGTGGTCCAGACTGTGGGCAGCGTGCCCTCGGCAGTGGCGGAGAAGCTGACCGCGCAGGTCTTGCCGTCATATGCACTCATGATTGATCCTTTAGTTGGTGATGGTGGAAACGGCTATCTCGAATACCGGACGGCCATCGTCGGTTGAAAAGAAAACAGGTTCGCCAGCTGTCATCACGACAATCGAGCCATTGCTGGCGCGCATAGCCTGCACAATCTCGCCGGCCTTGCCGTCAGCAGTGGTTGCCGGGTCATTGACTGCGCCGATCAGCATCAGGGAAAACTGCGGACGCCTGACAAGCGTAGAAGGAACGCCGCCAACAGGGCGAATCACTGCGAAACGGTCAGTCGGCAGGCCATCGACCCACCGGCCGAACTGGACTCGCCACCCCGTTAGAAGTGGCGTGATCAGGTTGCGAATGGCGTCGGCGGCTTGGCTCATGTGGGCAATGATAGGGAGGCTGATTAGGTCTTGATTGCGCCAGTGATGACGGCCCGTATATTCGGCTCGGCTTCCTCAAAACCCTTCTTCAAGAAAAGTTTCTCTGCTGTCGAGCGCCGGAATCGTTGCTTGACGTTCGGGTCATGAACGTACTTGGCGTACTCTGCCGTGTAGCCCACTGTGCCGACAATTTTGGTGCCGTCCTTGTCAACCTTGCGATATTGGCTATTGAGCAGCGTCGAGGTATCAACAGGCGTCATGACGCTGGCCTCGGACGCCCCCAGGATCAGTGCCTGTGTCATGGCGCGCGCGGCCTTTTGCTCTACCTGACCGATGAACTGCGGCAGGCGGTTGGTCATGCGCTTACTGGTAGCCATGTCAGGTGGCGATCATGAAATCGTCGGCGAACTGATCAAAAGTATCAGCGTACCGAGTCACAATGCGCACCTCGGCAGCGCCAGCGGCTACGGGGTCAGCGCCGGCATGGGTGCCGATCAACACCATGTCACCCGGTTGCACGGTCGCGCGCTCGGTGTACAGTACCTGGCGACTGACGAACACCTGGCCGTTGGCATCAGTCATCGTCCTGGCCTCGGCCTTGTAGTCGCAGGCAAACGCAACAGGTGCGGCCCATGTGCGTGCGCCGGTCCAGTCGTCAAACCCAGCCTGCGCCCAATGCGTAGCCGTATTGGTCAGGCTCCATCGTGCTGCTGCGCTCATGTCAGTTGCCCACCTTGACGTGCGCGACTGCGGTGCCCACGGTCACATAGCTGTAAAGAGCCGATGTCTGGGCCACGCGGGGCTCGTAGGTCTGTCCCGCCGCGATTGCCTCGCCATAGGTCAGCATCATCGTTGCAGCGTCGAGCTTTTGCTGGGCTGTCCATTCGACAGGGTTGACCGGCAAAAAAGGACCCTGGCCATCGGTGCCGCTGGGCATCCGGCCATGCCAGAAATAAATGATCTTGTTGTCCCGGTTCTGGATGGCCACCGACTTGAGCGATGGCCTACCAGGCGTCACTAAAGAGACGCCCTCGTGGTAGATCCGAGCGTAGGATTGGACTTGTGCGCGCTGGGCTGAATCGGGGTACATCATGACCTCCAGAAGATTGCGCGGGCATACGGAGCGCCAGTGACGCCGGAAAATTCCAGTTTACCCTTGATGACGCAACCATCGAACATTGGCGGCTCGTACATGGGCTCTGTGCCCGCATTGGCAGCCTGAATGCCGTTGACGTTGCCGGCCTTCATGTACACGGTGCCCAGCGGGGTGCCGTAAGCGTAGACCTCGCCGCCAGTTGGGGTTACTGGTACGGTGCCCGCTGCGTCGCTGTAGAACTCGATGTAGACCTGCCCGCGCGGCCAGTCCGCCGACATGTCCTCGGTGAAGTACGGCCCGCCAGCGGTAGGCAGCACCTCGGACCCGCCATCCGTCATGAATTTGTGAAGCATTGCCATGTCAGCACACCACCATCAAAAATCCGCTGTTGGCGGGGTCTGGGCCGATCAGGTCGGCAACAATGCCGGACGTATCCAGCGCAGTCAGCGACCGGCGCAGCTTGGACAGGTCGTTGGCCGTGTAGCGAAAGCTGCGCGAAGCACCGGACGGAGCCCCCTGCGATCCGATGCGCCTGGGGTCGCCAGCAGCTACCAGCAGCGCGACCGTGATGCATTCGATCCGCACGATGGTCGAGGCCGTGTAGCCTGCAGCCTGCAATGCGGTCTCGTAGGCTGCCACATCTTCAATGGCGGCATCAACCAGGAAGCTGGGCGCACCGACGCCAAGCATCTGGTCGAGGTACTGGGTCGCCTGTGCGCTGGTGATCACTTGGCCGCCTTCGCCTTCTCGATTTCTTCGGCCAGGCGCTGCTCGGACCAGCGGCCATCGACCTTGATGCCAAGCGCCTCGGCTTGCGCGCGCAGGTCGTCGCCGGTTGCGGCCGGCTCGGCTTCTACGGCAGGCTCTGCAGCCGCGATCTCCACCGTGACCTTGGCATCGTCAGGCATCGGCTGGCACTTTCCAAGCGCCCATGCGGGGATGCCGACTTGGCCGGAGCCGACCTCCACGATGTCGCCGACTTTGCCCCCATGGGGCCACGGAGCTTTCAGGTGTGTGATCTGAACTTTCATGCTCGTGGCCTCCTATTAAGCGGCGGTCAGGTGCGCGATCTGCGAGCGACCATCGTAGTCGGCGCGGAACTGCGGGGCGGCCATGGCCAGCACGCCGAACACGTAGTCGTCTTCCGGGTTGCTGCGGGACTTTGGGCGAGTCACCAGCGGCATGGCTTGCAGGATCGAGCCCCACTCGCCAGTGGCCAGGCCAGCAATGCCGATGATTTCGTTGGCCGGGACCTTGGCGGCCGGGACGATTTCGGCGATCTGGCCGATTTCTTGCAGGGCTTGCAGGATCTTTTTCGGGTAGTTTGCGGTGTACTCGTTGATCGAGGCGTACACATAGTCAGCGTAGTTGACAAACACAGTCACGCGGCCGAAAGCGTTGTCGCCGATCAGGGAGTTGATCAGCTTTTCGAAAGCTGCAACCCACTGCGCGCCGGTCGAGGACTTCAGGGTCAGGCCGTGCGTGTCGGTAGAACGCTGCGGGAATGTGCGCAGACCGTAGATGGTGGAGCCGCCGACCACGACAGACGGCAGGCCGTTCAGGGCGACATCTTCCAGCTTCTCGGCGACCTTGCGCTGATGGTTGGCGATGGTGTCCACGTCAAGGCCACCACCCGACTTGCGGATGGTCTCCATCTGACGCCAGCCCATGCGGGCGTAGGAGTCGAACACCGGGACCGGAGTGCCCACGTACTTCACGTTCGCTTGGTCGGCCAGGCCTTCGCTGCGACCGTCCATGGACACATGCACTTCGCCCGAATCGCTGATCTGCGGGTAGAAGTTGACGATGTCGCCGACGCCGACCGGTGTCTGATTCGATGCGGCCAAGCGGTTGAACACAGCGAGAACGTCGCGCTGGATCATAGCGCCGCGCCGATCGACACGACGCCATGCATCCAGCGGGATCGGGCTTGCGTTGCCGATCAGGCTGTTCTGTGCCGAGATGGCAGTCATGGTTTGGTTGAAGGACTCGCGGGCCGAGTTGACGGCCAGCTCTTGCTCTGCGGTAAATTTCAGCATGTCAGTTTCCTTTAGGCCTTGACGTAGAAGTTGGCGATCTCGACATCGATCAGGTCGCCGGCGGACTTGGTACCAGCGGTGCGAGCGAAGCCGATCACGAGGTTGGTCGAAGCGGCAGCGGTCACGCGGCCACCGGCACCGATGGTCAGTTCCTGGCCGTAGGTGTAGGTCGCGGCAGCGGCGGCGACTTGGAAGATGTAGCCGGGTTCGATGGCGTAGGCGTCGGCGGTGTCGCCAGAGGCGTAAGCGGTCAGCATCGGATCGGTAGCGGTCAGGCCACCTTCGCTGTACCAGTCTCGGTTGGCCAGGACGCGCAGCAGGCCGGCAGGGGCAGTGGCCTGGGTCAACGTGCTGGCGCCCTCGGTGACAAAGGTGCCGGGCAGGTACGCGCCGGCCACGGTTTTGCTCGAGACGGTCTTTTCAGCCGAGCCACGGAAAATGCGGTTTGCCATTTGTTAGGCCTCCAGATGAGAGTTGATTGAGTAGCCGGCGAACTCGCTAGCGGGTTTGGTTGCGCTGTTGCCAGCCAGCACCGGGGCAGCGCCAGCGGTTGCGGCTTTGATGGCCTTGAGGCGATCCAGGCCCAGCGCCTTCAGGTCGGCGGCGGTCAGCGCCGAGTTGACAGCCAGCGATTGCGCGAGCGCGTCCAGCTCGGCAGTCTTGGCGGCATTGGTGGCGGCTTCGATTTCGGCAAGCTTGCTGTTGGCGGCGTTGACAGCTTCTTGCAGCGGCTTGGCTTGCAGCGAGTTGTAGGCGGCGAGCAACTGGGAGTCATCCAGTCCTGCCACGGAAATGCCGGCAGCGTTCAGCGCGGCGAGGATGGCGTCTTTCATCGGATCGGTTTCCTTTTCGATGGGTTCATATTTCACCTGTCGTTGCACTTCGACCTGCTCACCCACGAATGATAGGGAGGAGTCAGAAGACACGTTGTAATCCTGTCGCCACAGTCGATTCTCTTTGTCCGACCAAATGAAGCTCTTGGAATAGACCTCACGAATCCAGGATTCAGCGGGCAGCAGCGATTGCAGGCCGGAATAGATCTGCTCGAACGACAAGTCGTAGCTGTCGCTGTTGCCGATCAGTTTCTTGATCCAGCCGATCAGGCCGCGAGTGCGCCGGTCCTCGGGCTCGGTGTTGACGATGACGGATTCGACCTGTTGTTCGCCGTCTGCATTCACGAACATGCCCACGCCGTCCTCAGGGGTTGCCGCGCCACGCTCGTTCAGCAAAATTGCAAGATGGTCATACTGTATGTTGGTGACGATGCTGGAATATTTCTTGCCCCGCGACTCGCCATTGGCCGTGATGGGCTGCATCATGAGGCCGGTCGAGACGTGGATCGGGTCGCTGTTGGTGCCGGCGATTGCAGCGTCCAGGCGCTCAACCAACTTGGCGCCGTCCGGGTGCGCTTTGGCCTGGGCTTCGTTGACCACCACGTCAACCATCGTCCTGCCGCCTTCGTGGCGAGCATTGCGGACGTAGGAGCCGATCCAGGCCGATGCCAGTGCTTCGCCGTTCAGGGCGGAAATGAACTTGCCTTCGGCGGACTTCGGGTGTCCCGCTGGCGCCGGCTTTCCTTCCAAGCTGGCCACGCCAGCGGCTAGCTGGTCGGCAGGGTATAGCCGGCCGTTCATCACGATGTTGTCCAGCGCGCCGACGACATCGCGGATCGTGTAGGTCGCGCCGGTCTTGCTGACATTGGCAGCGTTCACGGCGCTCAGAATGTGGACGCGTTTTTGGTTCATGCTCCAAATGATAGGGAGCATGAAAAAAGCCCGCTGGGCGGGCTTGTGTGGGTGGGTCGGGTGTTATTTTCTTGCGCGGATGGCGGCGCGGTACTTCAATATTGCAGTTCCTGGGCCTTCGATGGCTAAGATGCGAAGCGACGTCACGTCTATGGTGGCGCACGCTTTACGCTCTGCTTCTGCACCTGCCGCGTATGCTAGATCAGCGGCATTTTTTACCCACGCGTTCATCTGCTCAGCAGTCGGCGCCATGGCGGCGGCCACCATGCGCGCAAACTTGACAACATCAAACCTGCTGCAATCGCCGCAGTCGTCGAACTGCGGGCCTTGTTCCCAGCCTGCGGCATGGGCCATTTTCATGATTTCTTCATTGGTCATTTTGTGGGCTCTGCTTTTGTGATGGCGGCCTCGGCTGCGGCCTGAATTTCCCGAATCAGGTAGTCGCGCTGCCACGGCTCGCCAACATTCGCAATGCATCGAAGCACGTCGCGCAGTGCCTCGTTTTCAGCATCCAGGCGGCGCAGTTCGGCTGATACCTCCGCCATGTCTGGGTAAATCTTTGCGACTTCATCGACTTCATCAGCCAGTCGGCGCGCCTCAGTCTGTTTTTCGCTCATTTCACACCCCCATCAATAGACGCCAGCGTCAACTTCAATTGCACCTCCTCACGCAGCAAACCGACGATCTGCGCCAGGACGCGCTTTTCCTTGCGACGCAGCGACAGTGACTTGCCCGCGACGGATGCCAGCGCCATGGATGCGGCCTCGTCTTTCTCGGCTTTCAGTGCGCGGGTGTAGAGGTCACCTGGGACGCTGGGCGTTTGCACGGCGTACATACCGGTCTTGCGGATGCTTGGCAAAACCTCGGACGTGACCCATTTCTTAAAGCGCTTGGCTTCGGGGCGACGACTCCTAAGGATCGCCGAATACAGGCCGGATTCGTTGATGGTCACAAGCTCTTGCTTTCCGCCAGGGGTCTGCACAGTCTGCAGACCCTTTTCGTCGTCGTCAAGGGTGCGCGTCATTGCCGAAGCTTCGCTGTACTGCAGCGCTGCAGAAACGTCTTGGGCGACAAACCACGGGTCTCCTGCCTCACTGACGATGACACGCACTTGATTGTGCGAAAAACTGAAGGGGATGATGGATGACATGAAATCTCCAAAAGAAAACCGCCACCAGAAACGCGAGTACCAGTCACGTTCTGATGGCGGTAAGCCTTTCGGCTTTGATATGTAGCGTCTGGTACACGCAATATCAAAACCGACAAGGCGATCATACCACGGTCAAGCCAGGTTGTCAGCGTCCCATTTCAGTTTCTCGCCTTGCATTTTGGCCCTCAGCTTCGGCGTCAAGATGGGCTTGCCATCGTCGTCTAGCAGTGCCTCGGTGGTTGAACAGTGACACGCATAAACATTCCCGCGCTGGCCGTAGAACGCCTGCACCTCGGCAGTCGTGTAAATCCGCCCATGACGTGAAGCATGCCATGGCCTTGTCGTCGGCAACAACGCCGAAGTCCACAGCTGCCCGATGCGAATGCCGAAGTCCTCTTGCGCTTGCTCGGACTCAGCCCAGCGGGCTTGTCGTAGGGTGTCGGTCACATCAGTCTGCGCATAGCTTTTCGCCTTGCTTAGACTCACTCCCAGCCGCTCCTTGATGGTCTCAGCCACAGCGCGGGGGTTGCGCCCATCGACCACGGCTTGCCCGATGATCTGCGCCAGCTCCGACTTCTGCTGGGCTGCAAGGCCGGTCCAATGCTCATAGGATTTGTACTGCGCCATGGCGAGCCGCTGAATGTAGGGCTCGGAATAGATCACCATTTCAATCGACCGAGCGGCAGCATACGCTGGCGACAGGTTGCCCAGGTTCGCCACGGTTTGCGCAGTCCCTAGCTGTTGCGTTTCCGCCACATACTGCGACCACCAAAACAGATTCGCCGGGTCGCGCCCGTCCGCTATCCACCGCTCCACTGCGGCTTGCAGCTCGGTTGATAGGCGCTGAAGCTGCTCGGCGGTCAGGCCGTAGCGCACTAGCTCCTGTTCGCCCGCGTTGATGGCGTAGACCGGAATGGCACTGAAGATGGCGAGCACATCGGCTTGCAGGCCAGCCCATCGCCGGTTGATCTCGCGCACGGCACGGCGCAGGATTGGTAGGGTGCCGGTGCGGTCGGCTGGGGTGCCGGGGATGATGGGGTTCATGCTGTCTCTCGATGGATGTCAAGGGCCACGCGCAGCGACTTCAGCTCATCAAGCGCCCGGACTGCGCCAAGCCATGCGTAACTGGTCAACATGCTGCGCCGGCTTTCCGACTGACTCCTGTCCTTGAAAACGTGGTGATAGGCCTGGCAGCGCAAAGCCAGCACTCGCTGCCTGCGCAGCATCTCACGGCGCATCAGCTCGCGCACGATGTTGCGCATCCACGACAGGCACAGCAGCCAATTCAGCAGTGTGCAGGCGAGATTGAAGGCAAGCCAGTCATCAGATGGCGCTGTAGCGGCTCCGTAGATCGACAGGCCCATGGAGAGCGCCGACCAGATGGGGCAGAAGCGGAGCCGGGTAATTGATGCAGCCTTGGTCATGCCAGCACCTCCGGCCCCACGCCCTCAGTCGGCATGTCAACCGGCTGCAGCGGCTCAAACCCCACCACGCGCCGCAGCTCGTCAGCATCAAACAAGCCTTGGATGCCAGCCCCGAAAGCCTCCCGCATGGCGGTCGTATAGTCCTTCAGGCGCTTGACCTTTTCGTCCTCGCTTGGTGCTGCGACATCGGGCCACTCCACCTCAAACTCGCCCGCCTCGATGATGCCAGCTGCCTGCATGCGCCGAACGAACTGTTCCAGCATGGGTGTCAGCTCATTCTGCTGCCTTGCCTTGGCGCGGGCGGCATAGTCCGCCTTGTCCTCGTCACTGGCCAGCCTGCCGGTCTGTTGTCCGAACAGGATGCTGAAAGGCAAGCGCACCGAAGCAGCGAACAGGTTCGCCGCCACCTCGAACGACGGCTTCGGATCGTGCGTCGTGGTCTGCAGCGTCGAAGCCGTTCCGCCCTGCATCACAATGCTGGCGTCCTGGTTGCGATTGAGCGATCGGGCCTGCTCCTCGTGGGCTTGCCTGACGCTGGTCGTCTCGCCATTCTCGCCGATGGCCTGCACAGCGGTGTCTTTGTCGTACTGGAAAACTAGGGTGCGCGCGCTGTTCTTCAGGTAGCTCTCTGCACTGCCGCCGCTGATCTTTTCCAGGTCTACCAAGGCGTTGAAACCAGCGCGCAGCAGCGGCACACCGTCGAACATGTCGCCCACACTGCCCTCGGCCAGGATCTGCACCCGGCTGGGGTGAACGTCAACCTGCTCAACAGGCTGCCCTTGGTCGCCGTTGGTGACTCGGCGAGCCTTGAATTGATACATGAGCGGCTGACCGTAGGTTTGGCTTTCTTGGTCGGCGTCCCATCGCGTCACAGTTATCTGATCTTCGTAGACCGGCACCAGGTCCACCAGCCACGCGGCACGGTCCAAGGGCTCACGCAAGGCCTTGCCATCAGCCACACGATAGATCAGCGCGGCGTAGCGCCCGATCATGTTGCGCCGGTCAAAGTCGCGCAGTTTGGCCCATGCGCTCACGCTCTTGAGTACGGCATTGACGCGCTGCTCCCAGGGTGTTTCCTGATCGCTGGCCGGCGACTTGATGCGCGGCAGTTCCTGCCAACATTTGTCAAGCAGACGATGCACTGCGCCGTGAGCGGCTGGGTGGCGCTCGTAGGCTGCGAGCATATGGCCGAACGTGATGTCGGTGGGGTAGCCGTACTGTTGCCATGCTGCGGGCCGCTTGGCGTCCAGTGCCCCGAGCGACTGCGCCAACTCGTAGCGGGCCATCTGGATGTCGTAGGTGTTGGCGACGAATGTGGTCATGGTGCGATGATAGGTAGGCGCAAAAAAGCCCTGAGTTGAGGTCAGGGCTTGTGTGTTGATGGTGGCCCATATTCTACCAGGGCGCACGCAGATTCAGACCTTCGGGGCTTCGCGGCCGCTCCACCCGTCTCTGGTACTGCGCTTCACTCATTGGGTGCCGGTAACCCCCAGCATTGCCCTCACCATCACGGCTGCGGACTGACCTTCAGCGGTCTCGGTGTCTCAGGATTCGACCCGGCGCTGCAATCCGCATGCGTGATGGTCATCCGATATTCTGGCTTTCGCCGTCCGCGTCGGATGAAGCGCTGATAATGGTGGCCTCATCTATTGTGCGTCAGCACTGAGCGCCACCATCGTTGTGGATTCTACAGGAGACCGCACATCATGTAAATATCCCCGTCTGCTGCCCGCCTTCTGGTGCAAAAGCCATGACGATGGCATCGGCTAGGTTCGGCGAAGCAACTCCGCGCTTGGCAAGTTCTTCCTTGCTTTCCACTTTTACGCGCCCATTGGCATCGAAGCGCTTGCGCGGCGTCGATAGCTCATCAATCAGCATCTCAAGGTGCGGCAGGTCGCTAGATAGGCTAATCAGTTGGTCTTCGGCGTACTTCTCGCCCTTGGTCACAGCACTGAATGTGTTGCGGAATCGGTCGGCCAGCATCCACCAGGCCTGGGCCTTGACGCCGCTGAACATGTCCTTGTTCTTCGTGCTGTGGGCATAGATGGCCTCTGGTCGGCACACAGCCCCGCCAGCGTTGAATTTCGCGTACTGCACCGGCCTGCCGACCGCCTGGGCCTCGTTGATTTCGCCGAACTTCGCGCCGGCGCTGGCCCCGACTCCGATAGAATCGTAGGTGATAGCAGCATCCACTGTGCGCGCCGCGTGATAGACCCTAGTGCAGCTCTGCAGCAGCTCATCCTCTCCCGCCTTCCACATGTCGGCATCCATCACGATGGAGCCATGGGCGTAAACGGTCGCGCACTTGTCGGCCCCGCTGTCGGCAATGTCGAAGCCCATGCGCTTCTTGCCGACTGCACTCAGGCCCAGCGCTTTATGGGCGTCAACTGCCGCCATGATCCACGACCGCTTGATGATCACGCTGTCGTCATCCTGCATCGGCTCTCCGCCGTAGATGTGCGCGAACTCGTCAGGGTCTTCCTTGCGGGCCGCCTCGATGATGCCCAGCATCGTCTCGGACAGAAACGGGTTTTCGTCGTAGTTGATCTTTCTGACGATGGTGTTTGGCGGTGGGCTGACGACGAAGCGCTTGTAGGCGAAGTCGGTCGCCAGCTTCGGGTTGAATATCACCCAAACCTGGGAGCCAGCCTTTCGGATCGTCGGCTCTAAAACCTTCCACTGCTCCTCTGTCAGGCTGTGCGCTTCCTCAATCCACAGGATGTCGATGGACTCCAGCGATTTGATTTCATCAATCGACCGCCACAGGCCGTAGAACATGAACTCAGATCCCGTCACACGGCTGTAAATCTTGTCGCGCTGGATGTCGAAGCGGCTCATCAAGCCGAAGCGCTCAATCTGGATCTTCAGCAGGGCATAGACCGACTCGCTGATGCGGTTTTGGAACTGACGCACGCACAGAACGCGCAGCCTGGCGTTGTCAGCTAGGTAGGTTGCGAAGCCTGCGGCGTCCCAGCTCTTGCTTGATGCTCGACCTCCGTACAGCACCCGGTTGCGAGCAGGCGCGGTCCAGAACGGGCGCAGCACCGGGTTCAGTGTTGGCTTACCCTTGCTGGCCATAGAAGTGATCCAAGCCTGAAGGAATAGCCTTGGTGCGCTCGGTGTCCTCGATCTCCTTTATGCGGTCCTTGTTGGCCGACAACAGATTGAGCGCAATCGTCGCTGACTCGTTTGCCAACTTGGTGAGAGCCGCCACGCCTTTCAGGTTTTCGACAGACGCCAGGGGCTCGGCGTCATCGACCCTGGCGACCTCGCTGTTCGCCAGGGCGCTCAGGCGGTGCGCGGTCTGTGCGCCGTACTGTGCGGCGCTGGCAAGGTTGTCGCTGATGTTGCGCAGCTTCTCGGCTAGGCTGACGGCTATGTACTGCTGACGGACAGGCAATTCTGCAAGGGCGGTCTGAGCTTCTGCCAGCTTGTGGGCAACTTCTCGAACCTTCGAACTTTTCGAACCTATTGTTTGGTTCGATCCGAACTTTTTGCGTATTCCAGCTTCACTGATGCCGAACTCGCGGGCTAGGGCGCTGGCCCCCTCTGTTGGCAGGCGGCGCTCAACCTCTACCCACTGCTCCGGCGTCAACTTCGATGGCCTAGCCATTTTTGCCTCCCGTCAACTTGCGCTGCTTCTCACTCAAAGTCACCATATGCGCCCCAGGCCTAGGCACCACCTGCCGCGCCCGTCGCTGGAACTCCCGCTCCTGCCACTCCTCGGTATCACTCTCATGGATCACGGTGCGCACCCGGCGACCGCCCGGCAGCTCGACCACCCGGCTGTGCGGCCTCTTGGACTCGCTGGACAGCTTGACGCGCTTGATGCTCATAGCAGCAAGGTCAAACACTGACGAAGGCCCAGGCTTGGCAAGCGCAGGCGGCGCCACAGACTCGACCACCACCAGGCGATCTTCGTCATCGGTAGACCGCCTGACGGCCCGTAGGCCGTGGTGGGGTAGGTCGAGGCAGAGCTGGTGCATCCCATCACGCTTGGGCCGCTTTGCGGGATTCCAGCTCGATCAGCAGATCCACCTCGTGCTTGATCTTTTGCAGGTCGGCAAAGCCGTCCTTGTCGCGCCAGCGGGTGATGCGTTTGATGATGCAGCCTTCCAAGAAGCCAAGGCCGTTGGCGTGGATGTACTCGACCGGCTGGATGGCGCGGTTCTTGTAGTGGGTGCCTGCCACTTGGGTGTCAAGGGCGCTCATTGGTTGGCCTCCCGTGCGTGCAGCATGGCGTCGGCCATCATGTATGCAACGCGGGAAAAAATCACATCGACACCTTCGCTTAGTTGCGATCCATCTGCCATTGCCCCAGTGATGACGGCAGCCAGGGCCTTGGCTGCAAATTCGTCACGCGCCGACTTGCGGATCATCTCGTCAAGCCAGTCGGTTCCGCTGTCTGGTACGCGCAGCTTGATGGCGGCGTACTGGCGCAGGGTCATGCCATCACACGGCCCTACTTCGTTCCATATTTGGCCTTGATTCAGTGGGACCGGAAACGCCGGCCCGCCGTTATCAATCTTGCTCATGTCTTGATCCTTTGTGCTGTTGATCCAGTGCGTTAGGGGTGCCAGGCAGCGGGGCACTACTCCCGTCTTCGAGGGCGACTCTAGCCTGGTGGGGTGATTTTACCACCGCCATGGCCTGCTGGGCTGCTCTTGGCAGAAAATTAAGCATTGCTCACCATTTCGACAACTTGCGCAGTCGTTAAATCTAAAAAATCCTTACAGATCAAACACTTAGCAAGCATTGCCAAGCATCGCACGATTACACAGGGGGTGTCATACATATTCAGACAGGTAGATATTTTCAAAGACGGCTCAAAACCCTGTGTAATCGTTGCAATGCTTGGAAAATCAGGCCCAGAGAGGGGTAGAGGTAGTAGTAATACTACTAATAAATACTTATATATCAACAACTTACGTTGTCTCTCTCAGGGTTACATTTTGTTACAAACAGCCCTAAGCATTACACAGAACAGTGCGCAATGCTTGCGCAGTCGTGCAATGCTTGGCTCGTCCGCGCGCAAAAAAACCGCCCTCAGGCGGCTTTTGTTGGCATTGTGGAAAGTTACGCCAGCTTAAGAAACTCGGCGTTGGCCTTGCCGGACTTGCGCTGCTCGACCACGATCCGGCCAGCCATGACCAGATGGTCAATCAAGTCCTGACAACCTTCACTGGTGGTACGAAGCGCCCGGTTGACCTTGAACCGTGCCAACCACTCGGTCTCAGAAAGCATAGCCAGTACCCGCTGGGTGTCCTTGCCCGTGTCCGCGTCATCGTTGGCGCGCGCATAGCGGATCTTCAGCGCCGTATCGTCAGCAGCCAGTGCGAAACCGTACAGCACGTGATCGGCGGTCCGGTGGCCCCCGTCCGCCATGGCGAGGATCAAGCTGATCTTGCTGCACATCTCCCATGAGCGGCGCGTGATGGCCTCCATGCCTGTGTGGTTGCGGTGCAGCTCGCCCAGCTTCCAAAAATGCTCGTAAGCGGCCTCCAGCAACTCCGAAGCGTCCGCCGCCGTGGTGACATCAACGAAGTCGCCGCAACGCTCTACGCGCCCTCCAAGCGGCTCGCTGTGGCCCCCGTAGTGCAGGGACTGCAGGCGCATCACAATGGAGTCGTCTAGCTCTGGCTTGCTGAACCCTTCTTTCTTGCGTGGGTTTGTGTTGTCCTCGCGCAACACCAGGGCGCGCGCAACGAAGCCGTTCTTCACGTTGTCCGGCGTGATCGTGGCGTCGAACGTGTCGGGCGTCGTGGTGCCCATGAGCGACAGGAATGGCTCTAGGATGCCTTGGTCGGCGTCTTGGATGGATTTCAGCGTTCGCTCTATCTCGGCTTCGATCTCGGCTGCTTTGCCGTCCCCTGAGTCTAGGCGCTTGTAGAGCTTGGCGACTTCATCTTTGAGCTTCGTCTTGATCTCCTCTTTCAAGTCGCCCGTGATGGTCAGGATACCCGTGGACTTGGAGTAGATTTCCATGAGCGCACCGATCACACCCGTCAAGTAAATGGCGCCGCCCGACTTGCTGGCCTGCGCGATCTTTTGCAGCATGATGCCTATTTCGTCGATCAGGTAGTAGGCCGCCTGGTGCCTCAGAAGGTTGCGGTAGATTTCCTGCTCGGACTTGATCTTGCCGTGCATGGCCTGCGAGACCTTGACCCGGCTAAACAGCTTGGTGACGGCTTGAAAAACGCTTTCCTTGCCGGTGCCAGACCCCGCCACCGAGAAAATCATGAGGTTTAGTCCCATGCCATCTCTGGCATCCCTGTGTCGCATTCCACCCAGGCACGACAGCACATAGAGCGCAGCGCCCGCGGATATGGTCGGCTTGGGATAGAGGCACTGGCCCTCGATCCAGTGGTACAGCCGGCCCGCGAAACCTGGGAGGTGCCAGGGCTTGATCCCCTTGGAGCGTTCCAATATTCTGGCCGGTGTCGCTGGCTCATCATCGGCAAACGCCGGGTCGGGCTCGAACGTCACCGCTTCGACGTACCCGCCCGCCTTGGCATGCATCAGCAGTGTGCCGACCGTAACCACGGTCTTGGATTTTCCGAATCCATGCCACCGATGGTCAAGCGCCCCGGCGTCGTACCTCGCCGCGTCCCTGGCGCTCATGGCGTCCCAGAGCCGCAACCCGTCATCACTGCCGCCCGTGGTGTGGTGCAGCGCCATTCCACACTCGATCCACTGCTCATAGGTCAGCTTCTCGACCTGCACGGCGTCCGCAATGGCCGATAGCTCGCTCGCCTTGACCTCGCGCACCACGCCATTGACCACGCCTGCGTAGGTGTTGGCCTGCGCCAGCTTTTGTAGCAGCGCCTGCGGGGCTTCTGCTGTGTCGGCTGGGTCGCCGCGCAACAGCGCGTAATCCCTGCCGCTCGCGTGCGGCGAGCCGTAGCCGACCACAAAGCCACTGGTTTTGAAATCCAGCCCTGGGTACTCCTGCAAGTTCTGCCGGTAGCTGGCGCCGTCCCGTGGGAGCCTGAAATAGTAGTGCGCTGACTGGCCTCCTGATCCGGTGCGGACGACAAAACGCGCAGCGTCCCGGATGGCGACGCCCAGCACGCGCTCCAGCCGCTCAATGGACTCATGCCCGCCGTTGCGCTCATCCACGTCTACAACAAGCCAGCCCGTCACCAGCACACCGACTGCCGGGTGTAACTGGCCCATCATCCGCATGGCTTCCAGCTGCTCGGCGTCCCAAGCTGGGGTATGTTGCCACGCGCTGGCTACAGGGTGTTTGCCGACGGCCTTGCACTCAACATGCCCGCACCCACACCCAAGCGCGTGCCCAGGCAGCTCAAGGATGCGGTGCAGCGGCATGACGCGAAACCCTGCTGCCATGTACCGCGCATAGGGTAGCGCGGCTTCCTGCTCGGGGGTTAGCGCCTCGTCCTCGAAGTCGTCGTCATTGCTCCACATGCGCCGCCCCCTCGCTATCATGGCTATCCTGCTCCCGGTTGTCGTCAACCGGCAAGCGCCCGCCCGACTTGACGTGGATCTCGTACTGCTTGGAGATAGGCGGGTACTCGCCCCAGGTGTAGATGCTCTGTGGCCAGACGCGTAGTGCGTGCGCCAGTCGCGCGACCCCACCGAAGTATTCGACGGCTTGCTTTGTCTTCATGGTTCAGCTCCTTGTGTTGGTTGCCCGCATTGTAGCAAAAGAAAAATTGTCATGTTTCTGTTGTTGCGGCTTGTTTTTCGCGCTATAGTTGAGGCACCGCAGCACGAAGCGCGGCAACACAGCAGGAGTAAAAAATGAGCTTCCTAGCAAAAGCAAAAAAGCCCGGCGCGAACCCAGCGCCGCCCATGATCACCGTCGTTTCCAGCCCAGGCGCTGGCAAGACCTCGTTTGCCGGCATGTTCCCGCAAGCGCTGTTCGTCCAAGCCGAGAGCGCCGGCACGGTCTTTGAGACCTGGGCCGATGATGTGCAGCCGACCATGCTGCCCGAGCTTCCCAAAGCCAGCAAGGATGACGCTGGCAACCTCAGGGCAAGCCCCTACACCACACTCATGGAGCAACTGCGCGAGATCGCAACCGCCGAGCACGATTTCAAAACGCTGGTGATCGACACCGTGACGGCACTGTCACGCAAGCTGGAGCACGAGATCGCCCTGGCCGACAACGTGGCCACCGTGGCAGATGCAGCGGGCGGCTTTCACAAGGGATACGTCCAGCTCGCCAGTTGGCACAGCGAAATCATCTACGCCTGCGAGATGATTCGCAAGCGCCGCAACATGGCCGTTGTGTTCCTGGCTCATGCCGGTATCGTCAAGGTGAAAAACCGTCCAGACGAGGGCAGCGAGTACACGGTCTACGGCATTGACATGCACCGTGACAGCGCCAGCGCCTATATCAGCAACAGTGACGCCGTGGTCTACATCCGCAAGGAAGAGTTCATCCAAGGCGCTGAGAGCAACCGCAAGGGCCAAACCACGAAGTTCGGACGCGCCATGCAAACTGGCGACCGCATCCTAATCACCAGCGGAGATGGCATGGTCGGCTATGTTGCGGCCAAGTCCCGCTACCCAATGCCGGTCGAGCTGCCACTGCCGCAAGGCGAAAACCCGCTGATTCAGTACATCCCGTTTTTCAACCAAGCCGCAAAATAAGGAGCGCGCACCATGTCATTTTTCGTTCAATCCAACGGGCAGGCCGTTCAATCCACCGGCAATTTTGAGAGCGGCGGCGGACTCGCTCCTATCCCGGACGGAACCCAGGTCTTGGCCGTCATCGACGAAGCCAAGTGGGATACCTACAAAAACGAGAGCTACATCAGCCTGCGCTGGTCCGTCGCCCGCCCCCAGGAATACGCGAACCGCAAGATTTTCCAGAAGATCAAAGTTCAGGACACAGACCCAGCCAAGCGTGACAAAGCCCTGCTGATGCTCGCAGCCATCGACACCAACGCCGGAGGCAAGCTGCAAGCCGCTGGCGTGCAACCCGACACCCAGGCGCTTGCTGCCGCACTGATGAATCGCCCGATGGTGCTGAAGCTTGGAGTCTGGGAGCTGGACGACAAGAGCAAGAGCGGCAACTGGGTTTCCAAGGTTGCGCCGCGTCCGCAAGCTGGGCAAGGCGCGCAAGCTGCGCCGGCTCCTGCGCCGAAGCCGGCACCGAAGCCCGCACCGGCGCCTGCTGCTTTTGATGATCTTGACGACGATGTGCCTTTTTGATCATTTTTAACACAATAAACCATACGGCGGCGCAAGCCGCCTAGCAGGAGAATTTGAAAATGAGCGAACATACACCAGGGCCGTGGGCGGCTGAAAAAGTGAACGAAAGGAAAATACGCCAATGGAGCATCAGGGCACAAGGTGCTGCGCCTGTAATCAGCTACGAACTGGCCACTCTCAGTGGCCACGATCCAGTGCGCGACAAAGCCAATGCCCGCCTGATCGCCGCAGCGCCCGAGCTGCTGGCGGCGCTTCAGGAAATTGTTGCAGCAGCAGATGGTGAGGGGTGGGATCAGATTGATGCTGACTTCAGCAAGGCCCGCGCCGCCATCGCCAAAGCCACACAATATTAAAGGCGACACACATGTTCGACCAACTACAACGCACAGCCGACTGGCACGAGCAACGCCGAGGCCGAATCACCGGCTCCCAAGCCGGCGCCCTACTCGGCCTGTCGCCCCACCAGACGCAATCCCAGGCCATCCGAGCATGGGTCCGCAACGCCAAAGGCGCCGAGTCCGAAATCCTGGACAACCCCGCTTTTGCCCATGGCCGCCGACACGAGCGAGCCGCCCAGCTCGCAATGATGCGCCATGCTGGCATCACGATCAATGACTGCGGCTTTCTGACCTATGAGGATTGGCTGGGTGCGAGCCCGGACGGACTGACTGATGACGGAGGGGTCGCTGAAACCAAGTGCCCGTATTCGTGGCGCGACAAGGTGACGCCAGAAGTCAAGCCGCTGGCCAACCAGCCCCACTACTACGCCCAGGTGCAGCTTGAGATCCTGTGTGCCGGCAGAACGCATGCCCACTTCGCGCAGTATCGCCCGCCCATCGGCGACCCGCTGCAGCACGACTATGAGCCGGAATTCCTTCACTATGAGCGCGTCGAGGTCGATCACGAATGGCGAGCGCACTACCTGCCAGAGCTGCGCAGCATCTGGGAGATGCTGCAGGACGAACTGGACAACCCGGCGCATCTTGAGCCGTTGCGCGTACAGCTTGACACGCCTGAAGCATTGCGCCTGGCCGACTACATCACAGAGCTTGACGCATCAATCGAGCAGGCGACAGCTGCCCGCGCTGCCGCGCTGGAGGAACTGGTGAGGCTAGCCGATGGCAAGAACGCCGAGGTCGCGGGGCGCAAGCTGACACTGGTGCAACGTGCCGGGTCGATCAGCTATGCGAAGGCGATCAAGGCGCTGGCGCCCGAGGCGGATCTCGAGAAGTGGCGCGGGAAGGCCAGCGAATACTGGCTTCTCAAATAAAAAATCAACAACAGCAAGGAACACAATGATTAAGCACTTCACCCGCAACACCACCGGGCGCGACTTGGTGGTCGGCGACATCCACGGTCATTTCACCAAGCTGCAGCGGGCGCTCGACGCCTTTGGTTTTGATCCTGCTTCCGGCGACCGCCTGTTTTCGGTCGGCGATCTGGTAGACCGCGGCCCCGAGTCGGCCAGCGTGCTGGACTGGCTCGATCGCCCCTGGTTCCATCCCGTCATCGGCAACCACGAGGACATGGCAATCCGCTGGGGGCTGCCCGGCTGCCGCATGGATCTGGAGCTGTATGCCCGCAATGGTGGCGCCTGGAACATCGGCCATGTCCCGGCCGAGCGACTGGCCATATCCGACGCCTTGAGCGCGTTGCCGCTGGCCATCGAAGTCGAGACGGCCAAGGGCCTGGTCGGGATCGTGCATGCTGAGCCAACCGAGGATTGGAACGAGCTGCGCGGCCTCCTGCAAGACGAGGCCATCCCGCGCTCGAGACTGAAGCAGCTGCGCCAGTGCCTGCTGTGGGACCGCTCCCGCGTCGAGGGGGGCTATCAATCGGTCATCAAGGGGCTGCGTGCCGCCGTGGTCGGCCACACGCCTGTCAAGCGGCCGAGCTGGCTGGGCGGCGTGCTCTACATCGACACTGGCGCCTGGTCAAGCGACGAGAAGCAGTTTGCGCTGATCAACCTGGCCACGCTTGCTCCGGTTGCGCCACACCTGGTTACGGAGTGACGCCATGCGATTCCAGCCGCGCGATTATCAGCAGCACGCTCACGACGCCGTGATCCAGTGGTGGAAATCCACCACCACGCCATGCGTCGTAGAAGCAGCCACCGGTGCAGGCAAGAGCGTCATCATTGCCATGCTGGCCGAGACGCTGCACGGCCTGTCAGGCAAAAAGGTTTTGTGTTTGGCTCCATCGGGAGAGTTAATTTCTCAAAATGCGTCTAAATTTTCCTCATGCGGCATCCCGTACTCCATATACAGCGCCAGCATAAGCAAGAGCCTACGCGGGCGCGTCATCTTTGCCACCGAGGGCACATTCAAGACCCAGGCCAAGCGCCTAGGCGGCGAGTTCGCTGGCGTCATCGTTGACGAGTGCCACCGGATCACACCGACCGTGCAGCGCATCATCGCCGACATGCGCGAGGGAAACCCAAACCTGCGCGTATGCGGCCTGTCTGCAACCCCATATCGGCTCGGGTCCGGCTTTGTGTTCGCCCAGGACACGCAAGGCCGCACCATGCCTCCGACCGTCGCGCGAGACCCCTACTTTGCGCGTCTGGTGTACTACATCGGGGCGCCAGAGCTGATCGGTCGCGGCTATCTGACGCCCCCCATCGTCGGCGCAATCCACGCCGAGAGCTACGACACCAGCGGCCTGCAAACCACGTCTGCGGGCACTTACTCTGCTGCCACAGTTGAGCGAGCATTTGAGGGGTGGGGTCGCAAGACGGCCCAGATCGTTGATGATGTGCTGCGGCAGTCGGTAGGCCGACAAGGCATCATGTGGTTTGCCGCCACGGTAAAGCACGCCCAGGAAATCATGGCAAGCCTGGACCCCGCAAACGCCCGCATGATCGGCGGCGACATCAACACCAAGAAGGCCGACCGCGCGCGCCTGGTGGCTGATTTCAAGGCCCAGAAGTACCGCCACCTTGTCAGTGTCGGCACCATGACCACCGGCGTCGATTTCACGCACGTATCATGCATAGCCATCCTGCGCGCCACCGAGTCCGTCAGCCTGCTGCAGCAGATCATCGGTCGCGGCTTGCGCCTGCACGACGGCAAGGAAAACTGCCTCGTGCTCGACTACGGCGGCAACATCGACAAGCATTGCCCAGATGGTGATCTATTCCGCCCCGAGATCAAGGCTCAATACCAATCCGCCACCAAAGGCACCATCGAAGCCGAGTGCGAGTCCTGCGGCTTCGTCAACACCTTCACCCCCCGCCCCAATGACGGCGACTGGCCAATTGACCAGCACGGCTACTTCACCGACCTAGACGGCGAGCGCATCAAAAACGCCGATGGACAGCCCATCCCCGCCCACTTCGGCAGGCGCTGCTGTGGCGTCACCATTGGCAGGCATGAGGCGAGCCGCTGCGGGCATTTCTGGTCCTGCAAAATCTGCCCTGAGTGCGAAGCGGACAACGACATAGCGGCCCGGTATTGCTCAAGCTGCAAACATGAGCTAATAGACCCGGCGGCGAAGCTGATAGCAGACTTCAAAGCCCTCAAACGCAGCCCCAGCGAGCGCCAGACCGACGAAGTGCTGCAGCTTGACTGCCTACCCACGGTCAGCAGCAAAGGCGAGCGCATGATGCGGGTAGAAGTCATCACGGACGCTCGGAAGTTCGCGGTGTTCTACATGCCGGAAAGCAAGTCAAACTTCGTCCGCTCGCAGTGGGAAAACTTCGCAGCCGCCACAGACAACGGCCAGCGCGCGCCGCGTACCATCACATACAAGAAGGAGGACAGCGGCTTCTACCGCATCCTGGCCATCGACCAACCCACCGACAAGGAGCAGCTAGAAGCAGCCCTTGCGGCCAACAAAGCAAAGGCAACCGCATGAAAGTACCCTCGTGGCTCCCGTTGTACGGCGACCCATCCTTCCGAGGCGACTGCCCCACCGAGTCCGCCGAACAGATGACATTCATCAATCGCCTGCGCCGCGAATACCCAGACACACTGGGCTTGATCGTGGTGCACGTCAAGAACGAGGGCAAGCGGTATAGCTGGCAGGTCGCGCGAGACAAAGCCATGGGGCTAACAACAGGCGCGTGCGACATCATCATTCCAGGATCGCCTACGCTTCTGATTGAGCTGAAGCGACGGGACCATACGAAGTCACGTTTCCAGCCAGGGCAGCTTGAATACATGCAAGCCGCGCAATCTGCAGGCGCAGTCGTGTGCGTCGCCCTTGGTGCTGACGCAGCCATGGAAGCGGTTAAGGCCTGGTTCTAGCCCACCATGTGCGGCGGCGTTGCTCAACGTCACCACCGGCTGGCCTGTGCTTTGCGCACTCGCGCACATACGTCAGCGAGTAAAAGCGCCAGCGGGCCGCGCTTGCCTTGCACAGCACAAAACCTTCACGGCTCATGGTCCGATTGCTCTGAAGGTCCGCATGTACGCATGAGATGCACTGTGTTTTCATCCTGCAATTTTACCTGCCGACAAAAAAAGCCCGGCACTCGTGAGAGTAGCCGGGCCAAGTTCCAACAGCAGGAGAAGGAAGCAATGTTGCGATCATACAACAAAACCCGCCGAAGCGGGTTTTTTTATGTGCGCTCCTGCGTCAGATGCTATCCATCACGCACTCAATGAAGGCTTGCGCCGCTTTAGCATTGATGGCGTTTCCGTAGGCGCGCAAGCGCACCACTCGGGCGGAAGCCCCATGAGCCAGCGGGAATGAGCCGGGTTCAACTGGCCGCCACTTTCCATCCCGGCATCCAAGCCAGTCAACATCTCGCCAGAAGCCATTAGTCGGACTGGTCCGCATATCGCCGCGAAGTCCTGCAGACGCTGCTGAACCTTTGATCCATCGGGCCGCGTGATCGATATTGCAGATTCCGGGTTTCCAGTCCGGTCGTTGTTGCAGCTTGTCGTCGGCCACCCCGCCAGAGCCACGATCTGCCCCAGTGGTTTGCCTGTATCCCATGGCCTCGCCTCCTTTACGCCCCGGCTGGCATCCGTCACCGTTGTGGTCGGCCATCCCGCCAGCGCAAACGCCTGCTCGCTCAATGGCTTTCCGCGCGTTTCCTCCATCCGGCCCGCAAGGAATTCCGGCGATCCGCTCGCGCTGCGCCAGTCCCTTGCTGCCGGCGTGGCCCACCCAGTAAAGCCTATCTCTGATGTGCGGCGCACCGACGCCCGCAGACGGAAACGGGATCGCCCCGAAGGCGTAACCCAGGGCTTCCATGTCAGTGTGTACAAGGTCGATCCAAGGGTCGCTGTCTTTGCTCGCAACCTGCTCTCCAATGACCGCTGCAGGCTTACACTCTTTGATGAGGTGGTGGAAGGCTGGCCACAGGTGCCGCTCGTCATCAAACCCAGCTCCCTTGCCTGCCGCGCTGAAAGGTTGGCACGGACAGGAACCAGTCCAAACAGGTCGGCCGTCTGCCCATCCTGCAGACCGAAGAGCATGGGACCAGGCGCCGATGCCGGCGAAGAAATGACACTGGGTAAAACCTCGCAAGTCGCTGGGGTAGACATCCTCAATACTCCGTTCATCCACATAGCCGGGCGCAATGTGGCCGGCCTCGATCAGGTTGCGCAGCCATTGAGCGGCTGCAGGGTCAATTTCGTTGTAGTAGGCGGTCATGGCTTCTTACTCTTGGCCTGCTCCATCTGCAAATACCGCAGCCTCACCCCTTGCGCCTCCTCCATCTGCTGCGCGCTACTGGCATTCAGCACCGTCTCATAGATGTCAAGCGCCACCCGCAGCGGCTCTATGGCCGGTCCATCCAATCCCCACTTGCCATTCTTGGCATGCCGCCCCCTCGCCCTCAGCAGCCCCTGTGCCGCAGCGTTGAGCGTCAGCAGCAACTCGTTTGCCGACGCAATCCCGCCGCTGGCCTTGTTTGCCGTGCCGATGTCGCAGACTCTGATCTGAGCAATGCCGACCACATGACACAGATAGTCGTGCGTCTCTTCATCGCCAGCGGGCACCAGGCCACGCTCCAGCATGTCAAGATGCGAGTGAGCCTTGAGCATGATCCTCCGTACCTCATGCGGCTTAGCCTCTCCCATCGGCTGCCGTGACGCAATAGCTGCCACTGGCGAGCGCAGGCGACGCTGTGCGCCGAGCTGTACCAGGCCGCGACGCAAAATGAACGGCTGGAACTTTTGCTTGATGTGCGCCAGACTGGGGAGTTGCTGGCTGCGGCAGATGTTGCGGATGGTGACGGACTTCATTTTTGTTCCTTTTTCGGCAAACCACACAGCACAAGCAGCTCAGCCCAGGCCGCCTGCATCGCGTACGGCATGCGCGCCGAGTGCATGTTTTTGACTGCGGTTTCGAGCTGCGTAATCCGCTGCCGACGGACGCGCGCCAGCTTGACGGCCTTGCTCAACTCATCATTTAAGCGCCGCAGCTCTGCCGCAGCCTCAGCGATCAAATCCGGGTCAGCCCCGTTTTCTGGCACTGCGTCCAGCTCAAGCGCCAGGTCTTCTGTCTTTTTCCTCATGCTTCTTTCTCCTTGTTGATGGTCTTTGGCTTCCATTCAAGCGGCGACTTGGGCACCTTGCGCTTGCCATAGGCGCGCACTAGGTCGGCGGCCACTTTGTACGGCAGCCCGCGAGCGTACCAGTGCGTTATCGCCGCCGGGGTGACGTTTAGAGCTTTTGCCAGCTTGGCTTTGCCACCTTCGATGGCAACGGCATGGTCTAGTATGGGTGCGGGGTTCTGTGCTGTTTTCATGCCGCCCATTGTACAGCAAGCACTAAACAAAAAATTTCCAAACTTTTTACACAAGCGCCGTTTCTTGTGCATAATGGAGCCATCGCAAGACGCAAAGCACACAAGCCCAGCGCCAAGCACACAAGGCCAGCGTATCGCCGCCAGCCCGCACCGATCCTTAACAACCCACAGACAGACAGACCGCCACTCGCAAGAGTGGCATCACACAAGACGCCCACCAGGACGCCTTTTGTGATGATCCGAGCCAGGACCGGGTTAGCGCCGGTCAGCAACACAAAGAGGTTGCCTTGTAGCAAACACGCTACTTTATGCGAGGGGTCGGGTCATCAACCATCACCAACAACAGGAGAAAGCGCATGTATCACCAGATACTAAAAATCGGGGAAGAAGGCATTCAAGCCGAGATCGAATATGAGATGGAGGACGAGGATGTCCTCATCATCACGGGAATAAATGTAGGAAACTGCACAATCCCCGTAGGCGCGTTCGACCTTGAGCAGATTGAGCGCATGTCCGACAAGCTATTTGACGGACACTCAGCCATCGTACAAGCGCTGATCGACGACGCCAGCATCGACGCCTACGAAGAGCGTCAGCGCGATCTGGAAATCTGAAAACCAACCAACAGCGAGACCATCATGGAAGCAACAAAAATTTATCAGTTCACTGGACGAGATAACATTGAAATCGTAGGAACCAGCCACGCTGAAATCGGACCTCTTGTCAGCATCATCCAGAATTCTGGCAGCCTGCGCTTCCAGTTCAGCATGACCCCAGCACAAGCCCGCGAAATGGCCTCATCCCTGATCGCCCACGCCGACGCACTGGAGCAAGCCGAATGAACCGCCTGATGAATCTCACGCCCGCCCTGGCAATCGCCTGCGCCCTGACAGCGGTTGGCGCACTACTTGATGGCGCCAGCGACCATGAGGCCGCGCAAGCCACTGCAGACAGCCTGCAGGACGCACGGCAAGCGGCCCTCGAGGCCAAATGCGAGCGGACAATCGAGGAAGTGATGCACGGCTACGCCGCGCTGGGAGACGCAAAATGACCGGCTGCAAATTCAACTCCACCAACGGCTGCGCCAAGTGCCCGGCCCGCCAACCCTGCGAACTCCCACTGGAGGCCGCAGAGTCCAGCTATCTCGGCGCGTACCAAGCCAACCACGACCGCGACCTGGTGCCCGCCGTCGCCGCCGTCGCGGTCGTAGTGCTGGCAGGCTTAGCCTTCCTCTACCTAGCCGGAGTGCTGCAATGATTGCCAAGCTCACCCCGTTTGCAGCCGCTGCTCGCCTGTCCTATGCGTCAAGCAAGGCCGGCACCGCATCGGCGCAAAAACAGACCGTCCTGCAATCGCCCGCGCTCAAGCTCTACAGCCAGCAAGAGCGCACCGGACAACCCCTTAAGAGCGCCGAGTGGCGCGCATGAAACAAGGATCTATCGTGGCCATCAATTACACGCACCGCACCTGGGCAGGATTCAAGGCCCGCATCATCTGCACGGATTTCCAGCACAGCACCAACGGCTACCCACCACGGGGAAACCTCTGCACCATCGCCGCAGTGCTCGACTTTGATATCACCGGCGCTGAGTCCCTGGTTTTCCTGACGCAAGACCTGCGCAAGACCGCCACCAGTCCCGAGCCGTGGCTGACCTAGTACAACCCATGGCAAGACGTGGCGATTGATACGCCGGTTTGGGTCAGACTATCTAACGACGACGCCTGGATGAAAGGGCACTTTTCCGGCATCAACAAACGGGGAGAGTGCACAGCATGGAACGATGGATGCACCAGTCACACCGGGCATCAAAAATTGCCTTGGCACCAAATGACCACAACCAACCCCAATACCAACAGCGAGCAATCATGAAATTCCACTTCACCAATGACCCCATCGTCGGCAAGTCAACGACCGAGCCGAGCAAGTACCAGCCGATTTTCGATGGCTTGAGCCCCGCAAAACCGTGCGTGGTCTTCGATGACGTGAAGGACGCCGAGCGCTTCAAGCAGCGTCTCGACCTGTGGGCCGAAAAGCACGTCAATGGTGCCAAGGTCCGCAGCACCATGAAATACCCGGAAGACGGCAAGCCACGCGTCTGGCTGGTGTATCCCCAGCCTGAGCAGCCCGCCAAGACCGCTATCCGTGGCAATTTTCCGAAGTGAGGTAAGTAATGACTGATAAACAACCTGAGGCCTTGCGCCTGGCTGATGAACTGGAATCATGCGGTTGCCTAGCTGACGAAGCAATTTATGACAATGCAGCCGCCGAGCTGCGCCGCCTGCACGATCTGAACCAGGAAGTGATAGGGGCACTGAAAGACTTGGCCGATCTATACGACACCGATGAAGGATGCAGGTCGCTGCCGCAATACATCTCAGCCCGCGCCGCCATCGCCAAAGCTACAGGAGCCACCCAATGACCCGCTACGCCACCCCATACGGCGCCTACGAAATCGACAGCGTACCAGGCCAGCCGCAGATTGCGCATTGCCATTCGTTGTTTGTCAAGCGCGAGCATCGCGGACGTGGCTACGGCCATGTGCTCAAGACCCATCAGATGGCGACCCTGTACGGCCTCAACTACGACTACGCCACCTGCACCATTGACGCCAGCAACGACCGCCAGCGCGCAATCCTCGAAAAAGCAGGCTGGTCGCTGCTGCAAAACATCACCAACAGCCGCACCGGCGGTATTACCCAGCTATGGGGCTGGGCAGTCAAGGAAGCACAATGATCAACATACCGACCAACAAGCCGAAAAACGACAGCAACCGTTCGCGCATCATCGCCACCATCAAAGCCGAGCCCGGCATCATGACGCGCAACATCGAAGCGCGTCTCGCGGATCTGACAAAGCGGGAAATCGAGAACGCGCTGCACGCCCTGCAGCACAAAAAATCCCTGGTCTGCCAGCGCGAACCTGGCCTACCCGGTCACTGGTACGTGCTGAATGACCCGTACAGCACGACCAAGGAAACACTCCCGCCGCCGCCGAAAAAGCCATCAGCCGTTGGCGACAACATCACCCCAGGCCACCTCATCAACAAGATGGTCGGCACCTACATCCCATCGCGTCAGTCCCCCATGCGCCCGGGTGCCGATGACCACCTGCAGCACCCCAGTCGCCGCAATGACGAACGGGTTGAGCACCGCCCGCCGTTCGGCATGCAATCCACGCCGCGCCATATTGGCAGCCGCGTTGCGGATGATCTCAACTACATCAAAAAGCAAGCAGCAGAAGGAAGTAAAAAATGAAGCAATACATCGACCTCGTGCGCCGCATCCTGACAGAAGGAGAGGAGCGCAAAGACCGCACCGGCACCGGCACGTTGAGCGTATTCGGAGGCCACATGACGTTCGACTTGCGCTACCGATTCCCCCTGGTGACGGTCAAAGAGACCCGCTGGAAAATCGCGTTTCTCGAAATGCTCTGGTTCTTGCGCGGCAAGGACAATACCAGCTTTCTGCATGAGCACGGCTGCACATTGTGGGACGCATGGGCCGACAGGGACGGCAGCCTTGGCCCAGTCTACGGCGTGCAGTGGCGCTACTGGCTGGATTCGAATCTGAATCGAATAGACCAGATAAGCAACCTGATCGAAGGCATTAAGATCAACCCAATGGGGCGCCGGCACATTGTCAGCGCGTGGAATGTGGCTGAGCTTGACGACATGGCCTTGCCACCCTGCCACTGGGCCTTTCAGTGCTACGCCAGCAACGATGGCGGCCTGGATATGCAGGTCAGCCAGCGCAGTTGGGACGTAGCGCTCGGCGCCCCGTTCAACATCGCCCAGTATGCTTTCTTGTTGGTCCTGCTGGCCCGAGCCACCGGACGTGAGCCGCGCCGGCTGTCGTTTGCCTACGGCGACGCCCACCTGTACCTCAATCATGTTTACGCCATGCGTAAGGTGATTAAGCGCCCGCACATTTTTCAAGGCATCGCCAACACCACCGCGCTTGTCGTCAACACCGAAAACATCGACATTGACGGCTACAAGATCGACGACTTTGAGATCGTCAACTACCTGCATCACCCGCATGTCAGGCTGCCGATTTCCGTCTAAACATTGCCAAATAACAGCAAGGAGCAAAAACTATGTGGCACCAAGTCATCTACACCGACCTCCTGATTCCCGACCGCTACGACGCCTACACCATTGGCCCCATAGTGCTGATCCGCGAGCACCAGGTCGGCAATCGTGGGCTGCTGGAGCATGAGCGTGTGCATGTGCGGCAGTTTTGGCGAACCCTTGGCCTTGTCGGCCTTGGCCGCTTGATATCCAGGCGCTACCGGCTGGCTTGCGAGGTTGAGGCGTACCGAGAACAGCTCAAGTGGGCCGGCATGCACTATGCGCCGCTGTACGCATGGTACCTGGTGGATAACTACGACCTAGACATTACGCACGAACAGGCAATGAAGGAGTTGACAAAATGACGCAAGATGAAATCATCGCCATGGCGCGTGAGGCTGGCTTTATTGAAAGCAACGCGCACTCCGACATCATCGTCCGACATTCGAATGGCTCCTGGGTGTCTGTGCATCACATACTGGAGCGATTCCACGCCTTGGCAGTAGCAGCCGAGCGCGAGGCGTGCGCCACCACCTGCGATGCCCGCTACATGGGCGACAACAGCCGCGAAGACATGGAGGCCAAGCGATGCGCCGCAGCCATCCGCGCAAGGGGCAACCATGCCAGTAGCTAACCACCCAATCCACCCACACGGCGTTAGAGACGCCGAGCACCGCTACGGATGCCACAACCGCCCGCCGCACCTGGATACATACACCAATGGCAAGGTGACATGGCCCAATGTGTTCAGCAGAGACTGCCGCTACGACCGCGCGCTTGATGACGGCGCTTGCGCCGGATGCATGCATGCAAAGGAAAAATGATGGCTGATATTACGATGTGTCAAGACAAGGAATGTTGCAATTTTGCAACATGCTACCGCGCGCAAGCGCCTGCAAACCCGTACCGTCAAGCGTACTACAGCCCGTCGCCGCGCACAGAAGGTGAGCCGTGCCTGTACTATGCACCGATGCAATACAGCGATGGCACAAGCGCAGTCCGTGACGATTGAGCAGCTCGCACGGCTCTACGGAGCCCGCAACGAGGCAAACAAGCGCATGTCGCAAGCCCTGCGCGCCAAGTCCGGCGTGGCAGAGGCCAAGGCCGAAGCTGGCCGACTGAACCGCGCCTACGTCGATGCGCTAAAGGTCTACAAGCGCCAGCAGAAAACAGCAAGGAATGCACGTGAAAAAACCACCGGCACGCAAAAAACAACAGCCGAGCAACCAGACGCGGACGCTGCTTGACATCAGGCCCGGTCAAACCATACGATGCATGTACTGCGACCAGATCAAGCCGCAGGCAGGCTCAAGCGGCTTCCACGCGCACCGTGTATGCCGTGAGTGTGTGGCGAAGCTACAGACAACAGCAAAGGAAAAGCAATGACTACGACAGACAAAGAGTACGACGAGCTACTGGATCGGCTGGGTATCAAACCTAAGGTGCCGACGCACCAAGAGCTGATTGACGAGCTGGGAGGGGCGACATGGTGACATTGAGAGAAGCTGCCCAGCAGGCGATCAAGGCGCTGGAGCGAGCCGACAAGATCAACG